ACCTGGGACCCTTCGGCCATAGAGCCGACATTGCCGTAACCTCAGCTTGCTGGCTTGTCGCCAGGCTTTTTATTCCAGGCACCGGGACCCATCCTCGACATGCCGTCTTGTTAAATCGTCCCGAGGGCCTGACCTAATCAACCAGCACCAAGCAGGTGCGAACATGAAGAAAACCACTATGCAAGACAGACCAGATACCTGGGCGGTGATGCTTGCGTGGCTTGTAAACCACAAAAACGAAGCTGGCTATTCGGTACTGGCTTTTGTCATGTCGATACTCGCTACCTCGCGCGGCGCGAAATCAAAGTGGAAAGACCGGATCGCCGGCGCAACGATGTGCGGGATCCTTTGCTTCTTCGCTCAGCCGACACTCACGGCTATATGGGCAATCTTTAACTGGAATTTCCCCCCTGAGCTTTGCTGGCCGATCTCGGCTGGCGTCGGGTATGTGGGGGTGGATTCGCTTTTCGCCTATGCGCGCCGTCGCCTTGGCCTGAATGAACCGGGAGACAAAGCAAATGCTGACCCTCAGTAAATTCCAGCAAGCAACGGGCATCAGTGCGGCACTGGCCGGGAAGTGGTTTCCTGTCGTACTGGCTGCTATGCAGAAATACGACATAAGCAATCCGTTAAGGCAGGCGCACTTCCTCGCACAGGTGGGGCATGAATCATCTGGCTTCGTGCATGTGGAAGAGAGCCTGAATTACCGCTACGGCGCATTGCTGGCAATGTTCGGCAATCGAATCAGCCAGGAAGATGCTTTCAGATATGGTCGTGTTGATTCCGGCCAGAATGCTCATCCGGCCGACCAGAAAATGATTGGCAGCATCATCTACGCCAACCGGAACGGGAACGGCGATCGCAACAGCGGTGATGGATATCGTTACCGCGGGCGCGGCCTGATTCAGGTGACGGGGAAGGCGAATTACGCCGCGCTGGTGAATCAGCTTGGCGTTGATATCGTAAAGATCCCGGAACTACTTACTCAGCCTCAATATGCTGCTGAATCCGCAGCTGCCTGGTGGAGCAATCACGGACTTAACGCTATCGCTGACTCAGATGATGTTAGCCGCATCACCAGAATCATCAACGGTGGTACCAACGGACTGGAGGACAGGAAAGCCCGCTTGACTAAAGCTAAGGGGGTTTTATGTTCGGGTTAATCAGTTTATTCCGCATTTTCAAAAATAATGCGCACATTCTCATTCCTTGCGCGTTCATCATCCTTGTCGCTATCTGCCTGTGGGGGCTAAACGCCCGCAATCATCAGTTGACGGCGACGAACGACAGGCTGACACAGCTTAACGACAGCAAGGATGTGCAGATCAACGACCTGAGGGCTAAAAATGACGATCTGGCGGGGAGCGTTAAAGAGCTTGCTGGCGCCGTTAACAGGCAAAACGTGGTCATGTCTGAGGTCGCAGAGCAAAGGGCTGAATCGGCCAAGCAGAACAGAATGCTACAGAGCGAGATTAAGCGCTACCTGGCGGCAGATAAGTGCGCTGCTGCTCCTGTTCCTGATGCCGCTGTTGAGCGGTTGCGCTCAGCAGCAGAGGCCGCCCGTGGAATATCGGGTGATAAAGCAGCCGGTCCTGAACCTTCCGGCGGACCTGACATCCCGCATTGATGTGCCGGATCTGCCCGATAACCCTTCCTACGGTGACAGCGTTTCGATGAACGCAACACTTTACGGGATCGTCGGGCAATGCAATTACGACCGGGCAGCCATTCGCAAAATAGAGAAAGGGCGAAATGATGAAAACCAACCAGTGCAGTGAAGGTTTCGACAACCCATCCAGGTTCCGCGAGGAATGGGATAAGCAGACCCAGGGGAAATAGAACAATGGGTACTTTAATCAAGGGCTGGAAAGTAATGCTCCTCACTAAGGATGGTCACGATTCTGGAAAGGCTCCAGAGCAGGTCGGATGGCAAAGCACCAATGAGCCAGACATTCGCGATGGGGTGTTGATTATTAAAAATGGCCTGGACACCCACGGTGTACCCCTCAGCATCATTCACGGATTCAGCATCGAAGCTGTAAAGGCTGAATGACATTACATAAGCTCTTCACTGAGGGGCTTCGATAATGGCGCACCTTGCGACGCGCCAAAAAATTTAAGCCCTGTGGAAGTTTTCCTTGGCTTCATTAATAAGATCGGAAGCGATTCTATGGCTGTTGGGGTGCGAGTTGCCAATAAGCTTCTTAACTGTATCTTCTAACTCAAGTAGCGCACTGTTGCTTCCGGCTGTTCTTGCCAAGTGAGTCAGCATAGCTACCAAAATGGCTTCATGGGCGACAGCATGCTGTTCACTGGTTGTTTCTACACGTAGCGGGCTTCCAGATGAACGTAAGCTTGACAGGTTAAAAGAAGACATTTTACCTCCTGTTAATAATGGGGAAATTAACTGCCATAAAGGTATATCACGATGTCCGATATCTACCAAATCACCCTGACCACCCAAACAGGCGAAGTGGCTGTATTTCGCTCCTGCCGATGTAAAGCGCGTGGAATTCACCCCAGCACCGGAAGAGCAAACCGAACAGCCAGAAGAACAAACAACGGAGTAACGAATGAGCAAACCGGACTGGGAGGCCATCGAGACGGCGTACCGGGCCGGAGTGATGTCCCTCCGAGAAATAGCATCACAACACGGCATCAGCGAAGGCGCTATCCGTAAGCGTGCCAAGCGTGACGACTGGTCGCGTGACCTCAATGCGAAGATTCAGCAAAAGGCTGACGATCTGGTACGCAAACAGGAGGTACGCAAACAGGTACGCAACGAAAGCACTTTGACCGAACGCGTACTGATAGAGGCGACTGCCGAGGTGATTGCCACGGTACGCATGGAGCACAGGGGAGACATCCGACGGGCTCGCGAACTGACAAACATGCTATTCGATGAGTTGGCCGGTGAGTGTGGCGATGTGACCGCGCTTGAGATGCTCGGTGACCTGATGCGATCTCCAGACGACAAGGGTATGGATAAGCTCAACGATCTGTACCACAAAATAATCAGCCTGCCTTCCCGTGTTAAATCCATGAAAGACCTGAGTGACAGCCTGAAGACGCTGATCGGCCTCGAGCGTGAGGCGTACAGCATCGAGAATAAGGCGGAAACGAAAGAGGTAACGCATAACGTCATGCTGGTCCCAACCAGTGACAGCGTGGATGACTGGGAAGCGGCAGCGCAGAAACAACAGGGCGGGGTGCTCGGTGGATGAATTACAAAGCTGTATGGAAGCCACTGCCTGGATCTCAGTCTCTGGCGCTGAGCTGCCCGTGTAACGAAATTCTGTTCGAAGGCACTCGTGGACCGGGTAAAACCGCCGCGCAGTTAGCCAGGTTCCGGCGCAATGTCGGCGTGGGCTATGGCTCGTTCTGGCGCGGCGTCATCTTCGACACCGAATATAAGAACCTTGCCGACATCATTACGCAGTCTAAGCGTATGTTTCGCCTGTTCAACGACGGAGCGCGCTATCTGTCATCTGCGAGCGAATTGCGATGGGTGTGGCCTACTGGTGAAGAACTGCTGTTCCGCTTCGGCAAAGAGGCGGACGACTACTGGGATTTTCACGGGCAGGAATTCCCGTTCATTGGCTTTAACGAGCTGACTAAGCAGCAGTCACCGGAATTCTACGAAATGATGTTCTCCTGCCGCCGCTCATCGTTCAGGCCGGAAGACTACCCGCTGGAGAATGGCAAGTTATTGAGGCCAATCCCGCTGGAGACGTTCAGCACGACCAACCCGTTCGGCATCGGGCATACCTGGGTGAAGAAGCGATTCATTGAGCCAGCGCCGCGCGGAACCGTACAGCGCGACCGGCAAATGGTATTCAACCCTCAGACTGAGCGAGAAGAGGAAATCACGCTGACCCGCGTGGCAATCCACGGATCGTTCAAAGAGAACCCGTACCTCGACCCGCAGTACATCGCTACCCTGATGGCCATCAAAGACCCTAACCGACGCAAAGCGTGGGTAGAGGGCTCCTGGGATGTGACCAGCGGCGGGCGATTTGACCACCTTTGGAATGAATCGCTGCACGTCATTAAGCCGTTCCGCATACCGGATAGCTGGACCGTCGACCGCTCCCATGACTGGGGTGAGTCGAAGCCGTTCTCTAACCTCTGGTGGGCGCAGGCTGATGGTACTGCCGCCGAGCTGCCAGATGGTCGACAGTTCTGCCCGCCGGCAGGTTCGATAATCCTGATCGGCGAGTGGTACGGCTGCCCGCCTGACGAGCTGAACAAAGGCCTGAATATGTCATCCACCAACGTCGCGAAAGGCGTGGCGTGGATTGACAAGCGGCTGGTGGGCGAAGAAGCCGACGAGCCGGAAGAGATTCAAATCGACGGTGTCACGCAGGGCCAGCTTCACATTATGCCGGGCATCTGTAGCGAAGTGATCCCCGGACCAGCTGACGGGGCGATATTCAACACCGGCGATAACGAGTTATCGATAGCTCAGAAGATGGAAGCGCAGGGCGTTACCTGGTTGCCAGCTAATAAGAAGCCTGGCTCCCGTATCAATGGCGCATCTCTTTTTGCGGACATGCTCGAAGCGGTGATTGAAGGCGTGAAGCTGGAATCAGGCATGCCTGAGAAGCCAGCATTCTACGTTTTTGACTACTGCCGTGGCTGGATAAGCCGCATCCCGGTGCTCGTTCGTGACGATAAAAACCCTGATGACGTCGACACTCAGCAAGAAGACCACGACTGGGATGGAACACGTTATCGCGTACTGCATTCGCCGAAGCAGGTCGGCGCAGTATTCTTCTAAGGAGCTCATCAGTGAGTGAATTAAGCACCGGGGAACAGTTCCTCGTTAATGCCCTTGCTGAAGCTATCGGGCGGCAGCGCATGCTGTACGCGGGCCAGCCGGGAAACACCAAGCGCACGAAGTTGTGGGATGAGTTCGGCTATCCAAACAGTCTCGAGTTCGACCGCTACTACCGGGCATACGAGCGCAACGCGGTGGCGTTTGCCGCCGTTCATAAGCTTCTTGATTCGTGCTGGGTTGATAACCCGACGATCATCGACGGCGACGACGGTAAGGAGTCAACTGAGACAACGGACTGGGAGAAGTCAGCCACTAAGCTGCTGAAGAAACACTGGCCGAAAATTAAGGATGCGGATCGCCGCAATCTCGTTGGCCGATACTCGGCATTGCTCATTCAGTTTCGGGACGGAAGAGAGTGGAGTGAGCCGGTAGACAGGTCAGTTGTGGCGCGACTGAAAGACAGGGCCATTGTTAAGCTGATCCCCGCGTGGGAATCGCAGATCAAGCCAGGCAACTTCGATACCGACACGCTTTCAGAAACGTACGGCCAGCCAGTTTCGTACAACTTCAACGAGCAGCCAGTTGGTGATGATGGCACGTATGGCCCGGTGCGCGGCGTTACCGTACACCCCGAGCGAATCATCATTCTCTGCGAAGGCTCTGAAGACGAGAACATGCTCTCTGGCGTGCCTTTCCTGCGTGCGGGATACAACAAACTGCTCGACCTCGAAAAGGTATCGGGTGGTAGTGCTGAAGGGTTCCTGAAGAATGCCAGTCGCCAACTTGCGATAGCTTTTGATAAAGAAACTGGCATAGCGAATCTATCAAAGCAAGCCACGGACGCTGGCTACAAAGACCTTGGCGAGGCGCTTAACGACAAAGTTGCCAAGATGAACCGTGGCACTGATGCCGCCCTGGTAATGCAGGCTGGCACGCCGTCGGTGCTTTCCGTAGCAGCAGCCGATCCATCTCCTACATGGACAGTGGCCGCCAACGAATTTGCATCTTCGATTCAATGCCCGTTCACCATTCTGTTCGGTCAGCAGACGGGTCGACTTGCCTCCGATGAGGACAAAACAGACTGGGCTAAGCGCTGTAACGGCCGCCGCTGGGGATTCCAGTCGATGGTCGTCGAGAGCGTGCTTGAACGCTTCTGGACGGTTGGTGTCATTGACCCGCCATCATCCGGAGAGGTCACGCTGGCATGGTCTGATCTGCTCGCGCCGAGCGAAAAAGAGAAAATTGCCAACATGCAAGCGATGGCTGTTGTGGCGAAAGATACCCAGCAGGCATATGGCACACCGGCGGTGGATGAAAACGAAATCCGCGCGGTTGGTGAGCTGGAGCCTCGCAAGGTCGTTCAGCCACCTAACCCTGATAAAAAGCAAACCGATAAGGATCCGCTGACAGATGATGATGACAGCGCAAACCAGAATCGGGACGCCAATCGTACCGCGCAATAAAGCAGACCCGACGCAATCATCGCGGCAGGTCAGTCGGATGTTCAACGATATCGAAGATCGGTATCTGAACATCAAGCGCAGGCTTAAGGCTCTGTTTGAGCTGCGGCTGACTGGACAGCAGCGTGAGGCGAACGCACAACAGTCCTGGATGATGTGCAACAACGAGGGCGCAGAACCTTCGCTGTATCAGGTCAATGCCGGTAAGTTCGTCTATGACATGACAGCTGCTGAATTGGCCGATCTGCTCCAGGTGGTGCAGTCGATTCTGGATGATGAGCTTCTTGAAGGAGGCAGCCAGAACCTATGGGCGATGGACTACGTCATTGCGGAATATGACCGCGGCACGCTAAACGCCTTCACCAACCTTTCGGTCCAGTCGCAGGTGTACGCCAGCCAGACGACGCTACAGCAGCTTTTAAGCAGTCCCGGCCACCTCAATCATATAGCCTCGGCCAGGTTGACAACGTTCAGTGACTGGAAGGTCATCAGCGATACCGCCCGAGGCGATTTAACCAACATCATCACTGACGCAGTAGCGCGCGGGGTGAATCCTCGCGAGACTGCCAGCGTCATCAGCAAGCGCCTCGATGTGTCGATGTCGAAAGCGAAGACCATCGCACAGACTGAGCAGGTCGGCTCGCTGCGGCAGGCTCAGTGGAACGAAACGGACTGGGCGGCTGACAGGCTGGGGCTGAATACAGGTCTGCTGTGGCTGTCGGCGCTCAAGCCAACGACGCGCACCTGGCACGCCAGCCGTCACGGCAAGGTCTACACCACCGAAGAGGTACGGGACTTCTACGCTGAGAACGGCAACCGGTACAACTGCTATTGCAGCCAGATTCCGGTGCTACTCAACGACGACGGCAGCATCTTCAACGAGGGGCTGGCGGATAAGCTTAAGAAAGAGCGGAAGCAGTGGAAAGTTGCAGCATAACGCGGTATTACTATCTATTCTGACCGTTATGTGAGGCACAAATGGAAAACTTTGACGCAGTTTTAAGGGAAGTAAAGGCCGAGCTAACTAAACGTGGTATGCAGCATTCAAGCCTTGTTTTTAACAAGCTTACTGAGCGGTACAAGCCATCGTTCAAGGCGGCATCAAAAGCTGAACAGGAAGAGATCCTTCAGAGATTGAAGGATTACCAAAAAACAAGCGGGATGAATATTCGTTTCGATTGGGAAGCCTCTCTTTCTTAAAATAATTGTTAATTCAAAGGTCGCTTCGGCGGCCTTTTTTATTGCCTGAAATCCACCAATGAGGACCCAGCATGAAACGCAACCGCGTTAACGTGCTGACCGTCGTCAACTCCGCCTCAAACATCACCACTGAAACCATCGACGGCAAGCCACATATCGTGGTTCGCGGCATCACGCCTGTCGTGGACAATATCGTGATGAACCGGAAGTTGTACCCGGCAGCAGAAATCGAAAAGGCCTACAACACGCTCGAGCGTAACCCGATGCCGCTGGGCCACCCGAAGGTGGACGGTAAGCATGTATCGGCACGCGACGTCCGGGCGGTGAACGAGTACCACGTCGGTGCATGGCTACAGAACGTCAGCCACAAAGACGGCAAAGTGACGGGTGATATGTACGTTAACCGCCAGTACGCCGAATCCAGCGAGAAAGGTAAGCGTCTGATTAACCGCCTGGATGAGATGCTGGCCGGTATCAACTCCGAACCTATCCACATCTCCACAGGCCTGCTCTATTCCGGCATCGCTGCTAATGGTGAATCGAAGGGCAAGAAGTACAACGAGATCGCCACAAACATGATGTTTGACCATGTGGCGGTGTTGCTTGATGAGCCCGGTGCCGGTACGCCGGAGGAGGGCGTGGGCATCTTCGTTAACTCAGAAGGTGATGAGCAGCAGATCGAAGTTGCCCGCCTGGCTGACGGAATCGACTGCACCCGCGATGGCCTGATCAACAAAACCAGATTCTTCTTTACCAATGCCTCCAACTTTTCCTTCGACGACATCCAGCGCGCAATCAGTGAAAAGCTGCGAGAGGGTCGATCTGATGACAACTGGCTTTGGCCAGAGTCGGTATGGCCTGACACCTTCGTATACCGGGATGATTCCCGTTATTTCAAACAGAAGTACATCATCGACGATGACGGCAAGGCCCAATTCGTCGGCGAACCTGTAGAAGTCGTGCGCAAACAACCTGAGTACGAGATTAAAACCAACGGAGAGAACGATCCGATGAAAGAACTGATTATCAATGCGCTGCAAGCCGCTGGTAAGCCGACCGAAGGCAAGTCCGACGCCGAGCTGATGGACGCATACAACCAGATGAAGGCCGAAGAAGCTACCGCCAAGAAAAAAGGCGATGAAGAAATCGATCCTGAAACCGGCAAGCCCAAGAAAAAAGAGCAGGCCACTAACTCTGGGCATGAGCAGCAGAACGAGAAGTTGATGGAACTTATCTCAGCCGCTGTTAACTCTGCCGTAGAACCACTCAAAGCGCAGTTGAATGCCAGCTCCGACAAAGAGAAAGGCGAAAAGCGCTCAGCTGTGAAGCTGGCGATGAACATGAGCGATGAAGAAGTCGCAGATCTGGACGGTAAGGCGCTCGACGCGATGTACGCCAAGTGCCAGACATCTTTCGGCCTGAACGGTGCATTCCGCAACCAGGCTACCAACACCCAATCAGTCAGCGAAATGCCGGAGTAAAAAATGGCTAAAGACGGAAAACACGTAATCCACGCCGGTGGCGTATTCCCTAATCCGCTGCTCAACCGTGAAGGCGCAGCTGCGGCATCTACTCCTCCTGGCACCATTGGCTTCTTCAGCGCGGCGGACAAATTCACGGCCTCTGTTGATGGTAATGAAGCCGCAATTCTCTACGTGGCCAACAAAGACTATCTGCGCTGTCTGTCAGTGGACGACGCTATTCCTGCAGGCGAGCTGGTCGTAGGCATTCAACCTCTGCCTGGCATGTTCTTAAACGTTCGTGCTGAAGCAGGCACCTACACCAAGGGGCAGGCGCTCTCTATTGCAAACGGCCGAGTCAAAGTGGCCGCTTCGTGTCGTAATCAAATAAGGAGCAGATATGTTCGTATTCTCCAAGTCTATCGGTGAAAAGACCGGTAATCTCGCGGTGAACCAGGCGCAATGGCGCGCTCTCGAAGTTGAGCGAAACGCCAGCGCTCAGGCAGCCGCTGATTTTCTGGCGCGCACTCAATTCCGTGGCGATGCCGAAAACGCCCCTTATCTCGACGCGGTGAACGCAGTTGACGATATCCGCCGCCTGTACCGCGCTTTCGACACAACGGTGCTTCAGCAGTTCGAGCCGAATACCGAGTTCACCCTGCTGAACGATCTGATGCCGCTTTCCCGCTCAGTTCGCATCGAACAATCCCGTTACGATTACGCGCGTACCGGCGGTCGCGGCTGGGCTCATACATCCATGTCCGGACAGGTCGGTGCGGCACTCGATGCCCGCAGCTATTCCTTCGATGGAACTATGGTGCCTATCCACGACTCGGGCTTTAAGTTCGAATGGCGTGATCCAATCTTCAATAGCCCACAGGCATTGCAGTCGCAGTCGGATGCTCAGCGTGGCTCCGTTGAAGACGTTCAGCGTCGTTACGTTGATTACATTTTCAACGGTTTCCGCGATAAGGCTGGCAACTTCGCAGTATTTGACGGCCTGACCTGGAAAGGGCTGCGTGACGATGAGCGTGTAGCGCAGATCGACCTTGGCGCTTCCGGCCTTAACATCGACTTTACCTCTGGTACCGCAACGTCTCAGGCTATCCGCGCCGGGGCAATCGCGCTGCGTGATCAGATGCGTCGCGTAAACAACCAGTATGCAGAGCAAACCTGGTACGTATCCGGCGAAATCATCTCCAACCTGGAACGCTATTTCTCCGACAACTTCCAGTCCGGCACCATCATGGATGAAATCCTGAAACTGACCGGTGTTGCGGCGATTAAAGAAGACAGCCAGCTGTCAGGTAACGAAATAGTCATCGTGCCGCTGGGCGCTGGCGTTATCGCGCCGATCGTCGGACAGGCTATCGGTACCGTCGCTTCTCCTCGTCCGGAGTACAACAGCGATTACATCTGGCGCACCTGGGGTGCAATGGGGCTGATGGTCAAGCAGGACATCAACAACAAATACTCCGTTATTCACGCATCAAGCTAAGGATAAATCATGGCACTGGTAGAAATCGTGGCGAGTAACCTGCACGCCGGTGCCAATCTCCGCAAACTGGAGGTTGGTTCGGTGGTGGATGTTGACGACGCAACGGCTGAGCGCTGGATCAGCGCTGGCAAGGCGAAGGAAACCGACAAGAAGAAAGGCGAGAAGCTTTCCTTCGAAGTGGCAACTCCGTCCGCGCAGACGGCCGACCTGTCTGGCCTGCAAAAGCAACTCGCCGACGCGCTGGAGCAGAACCAAAAGCTAATCGCCGATGGTGAAGCAAAAGACAAGGCTCACGCCGACGCGCTGGCAGCAGAAACAAAACGTGCTGATGAGGCCGAAGCAGCACTGGCAGAAGCTATCAAGAAGGCGAAATAACCATGGCTGACCCAATCACAGCGGCAGACGTGCAGGCGTTCCTCGGTGAATTGGGTTACTCCATCCCGGGCGCGCTGCTGGATCCGATCCTCTGCGTGGTGAACAAGATTATTCCGTGCCTTGATGGCGCGGGGTATGACGAGTGCACCGCGAAGTTGATCCTGATGTACGCAGCAGCGCTGATGGCTACGTCTTCCGGTGCGCGCCGCATCAAATCGCAGGGGGCACCGTCTGGCGCGTCCCGCTCGTTTGAATATGGTGACGACAGCATCACCTGGCTTCGCGACTCACTGGCCCGGCTTGATACCAGCGGCTGCACCGGTGAGTTGCCAATCAGCGCTGGTAACAGTGTCGGGTTCTTTGATGTGGTAGGTGGCTGCTGATGTCGTACAAGTCAGTTAAGCAAGGGCTGCCCCGTTCCTTCACTCGCGTATGGGTGATGACCGACGCCGGGCGGGAGGCTACCGGCTACGTTAAATCGGATGGCGAGTGGTTCATAAATTGCCCGCGAATCCGGGCGACTGGCGCCAAGGTGCTGAGGTGGAAAGAATGACAGAGCGAGTGAAGAAGGCGAGCGATAACCGTTTATCGTTCATGTGCCCCGGGTGCGGTAGTCGCCATGTGGTGCAGGTTGGCATTGGCAATGGTCCGCGATGGGGATGGAATGGAAGCGTTGATAAACCAACGTTGACTCCAAGCGTTTTGGTTACTGGCTTCACGCCCAGCGATGAACCGGAGGAGTTTGACGACGCTACGAAAGACAAGCCGTTTACTTGCCATTCATTTGTGACGGATGGGCAGATTCAATATCTGAATGACTGCACACACAGCATGGCAGGCATGACGGTTCCGCTACCAGAGCTTTGAGGGGGTAGCGATGTCAAGTGTTGCTAACTGGTCATACACAGCCATGGCGACCATCTGGCGCAAGCTGGAAGGTAATGACGAATACGGCGATCCTCTGGGTTATGCCGAACCTGAGCAAATCCTCTGTGATTACGAGGGCGGACTCAGCAAGAAGTTAGCCAGCCTGGGCGCCGAAATCGTCGTGAAGAATACCGTCTGGACGGAGTTTGCGCTGGCGGCTGCCGGTGATTACCTGCTGATTGGCTTATCGACGGAAGCCGATCCGGTTGTGGCAGGTGCCGACGAGGTGAGGCAGGTTATTCGCTACGCCGACACGTTTGAGCGCCTGGCTGATGATTACGCCATCCTGACGGGAGTGTAGCCATGGGCATCAAAGTACGCGGCGTTAAGCAGTCGAAAGCCGGGCTCAACCGCATCATTAACGATGTGAAAGGGCGAAAAGTTGTCCTGGCGCTACAGTCAGCAATGATAATCGGCAGCTCACAAGCCGCGTTGTACACTCCGATCGACACCTCAACACTGCTTAATAGCCAGTATCGGGAGTTGATTAACAACGGCGTTCGACTGACGGGGCGAGTGGGATACACGGCGAACTACGCTGTTTTCGTACACGATCCGAATGTGCCGCAAACCTTCCGTCGCGCCACCGCGCAGAAAGAGTTCCTTACTAAAGGCTTTGAAGACACCCGCAATCAGATCGATGCCGTAATGCGCAAGGAGCTTTCAGTATGACACCTGCCATGTCTGAGCCCTTGCCAAAATACTTCGTTGAGGCCGGGCGT